TTTGAAAGGTTAGTACTAGATATGCCTACCTCACAATTCAAAACATATGGATAATTTCTATTTGCTCGACCTAAAGAATAAATTGCCAAATTACAAGGTGCACCAACTGAATATGAAAGTCCAAAAAGTGGTAATCCATTAAAATTTAATGTAGCATTTGGATTAACTGTGGCTTTATTCGTTGAGTTCCATGATCCAGGTATTTGTTTATAAGGTTCGAGAGTGGCACCATCATAAATGTACAAATTTCCTTTTGTTCCTGCATTTATAATTACAAAATTATCTGTTGGAATAAAGGCATTTATTCCAACTTCTGGTATTGGATCCGAACTTGTAAAAGAAACCGACCATGTATTCCATCTAAATATTTTAGTCGAGATGATATTGCTTGATACATATGTTCCAACAAGTAAATCTGTTCCAAGATTTCCTAAACATTTTGCCCGGCATTCGGTAGGTAAAGATAAGGTTAATGCCTGTTGTGAAAAAACTCCGGCATCAACTTGGGCAACATAATAAGCATCGCCAATATATAAAACCAAATTTAATTCCAACATTGGATGCCAAGATACATCTCCATTGGCAAAAGTGGCCCAACTATCATTTCTTGTACTCCAAGCACTGCCTATTTGCCATCTTCCTAATCTACTTTGCATAGCATAATAAATATAACCTTGATATTCTCTGGCACTTAAGATACCGATTGCGCCGGCGGCTGGAGAAGCTGTTGCCTCTAGTGCATATGTTCCCCCAGATGTTCTTGACCAAATCTTTCCATTTGTTGAACCAAATAAATAAGTTTTTCCATCTGAACAAGCTACGCCGGTGTTTATTAAATCATCAACCGTAGTTCCACTTTCTTTCGTAAGTGCCTGATTTACTTTTAATATTCCAACTTCTGAATGGATATCAAAACCAATCATATCGGCAACTGAATTTTTTGCCCCAAGATAAGCTGAATCTGCCAGACCGCCCATATTTATGTTTGAAAATGGTATTGTTTGCATCTTATTTATTCATTAAAAATATCTGTTTTTGTAAATCGATTTGTTCCTTTTTTAGATCCTCTATATTCTTTAATATATCCTGTATGTGGGACTCATGATTACTATTTATGGTGGAAATATCTTTTTGTATCAAAGCGATATCTTGTTTTATTCCGTAATACGGAACTATAATTCCCAAAATAATTGGGACAAAACCAATAGCAAATTTTATCTCTGATGTAAGAACTTTTTTAACTATATTTTCTTGTTTAAAATTTGAATCTTCCATATTTTTAAATTATATCTTCTTTTTTCCAATCCGTACTTGCATCAGTTCCTCTTGATTGTTTATTCCAAGAACCATTATCGTTTATTTGTTTCGTCCATGCCGTACCATCATCTCCCCTAGAAACTTTTGCCCACATATTTGTTATAATTCCGTTGAAAGTAACTATAAGATAATCAAATATTGACAACGTTTCTGTGATAACTTTTGATATAGATTTGATTATGGTGTCAGTAATTACAATAGTTTCAGAAATTAAGTAAGATATACTTCTTAAAATAAAATCACTTATTGTAATAGTTTCAGTTATAATTTTAGCGGTAAGTCTGACTATTGAATCGGTATTTATAAATGAATCAGACAATGTTTTATACTTTGATATAGATTTGATTATGGTGTCAGTAATTACAATAGTTTCAGAAATATCAAGAGAATTTATTGATGTATTAAGCAAAAATTTGTCTCCTGTCATTAAGAGAAATTGATCACCACTCATTAGTTTAAATTTGTTATATACTTTTGTCATATTTTATATCTCATAACTTCCACTAACCAAAACTTTAACTGCTTTTGTATCTGTAATAGTAGTTAAACTTCTGAACACTATTGAAGTTCCACCATCATCTATATAAGCTATTGGATTACTCCAAGTTGTGTCTGAAAGTTCCTGTGATTGAAGTGCTGTCAAACTATCATTATCTTTTGGTAAAACTGGAAGTGAAATTGTTAAAGCTGTCGCACCATTTCCATCTGTTGCCGAATAGTAAAATGTAAAATAACATACTCCGTCTAAAATCTTATATCTTGCTTTTGTTACAACGCTTCCCTCTGGTGTTCCTGTTGTCCAAGTTAAAGTTGGAGTCCATTCTTTCCATAGAGAAGTTTTTACTGCACCATTTTTTACATCTTCTATCTCATTACTCATATCTTTAACCCTATCAGTCAAACCTTGCTGTCTTACTCCAACGATAAAGTTTCCTTGTAGTGACGGGTCTTGTGTTGAATCTGAACTTTCTGAATTACTTGAAAGATAAAGAGTGTTTTTAGTTATGTTAGCAAAAGCTGTAGTTCCTGAACCTATTTTAAAATCAATTTTTAATTCTGAAACTGCCGAAGTCAAAGTAATGTACTCTCCGCCATTTAGAATATATCCTGTTTCTTCGCTTCCTGTTCCACTTGCTTGATAATTTGTTGTTGTTGTAAGTATTTTAACTGCTGGGTTTGTTTCTTGAGAATTATCTATTTTTAATGGAACATATCCTATAACAGTTGTAGTTGAGCAAAACTCTAAAGCTGGCATAACCACTCCATATTCGTTTGTATATTTTGCTGATTGAAAATATATTCTATCTATCGTTGAAGGAAGTTTTATTGTTTCTGTAAATTGGTTGATTGCTAGGGGATAGAATAAACCAGTTGGGATAGAGGAAGTGTCTAGGTCGGCTTCAATACCAAAACCATAAAGTATAAAATAAGCGGCGGCTGCTGGTTGATGTATTTTTACATAGACGACATTAGAACCTTTTAATAAGTCTGTTATTCCAAAAACTAATTGTTGTGCTGTTCCAGAAGAAGTATTTAATACACTCCAATTAACATTATCTTTTGAAATTGAAATTTTCCAGTTACTACCAGAAGCACTTGCCCCAATACTTAATTTTTTGATTGGTAATATTGTATTAACTTTAAAAACTAAATCTCTGTCAGCCGCACCATTAGAACTTGCCATTCGATTTGATCCTGCATCAATAAACCAACCATTGATGCCAATATAAGCATCTGCGGTTCTCCCTCCAGCAGTTGCTGAATAGACATCATTAAACAAAACATCTCCTAATACTCCGCCTGTAGATGGCACAGATGAATTTCCATAACAATATTTCCCATTATCTAAATCAATAATAGAATTACTTAATAATCCATCTGAACTATTTGCCTTAAGTTCTGTTTTTATACCATTTGATACAATAGTAAATCCTTCATCTTTTTTAGCATATCTTTGAATAAAAGATGCGGTTTCTAAATCGTTTGAAGTGTTTGCTTTACAAGTTGGAGTTCCTGTTGTTGCTGAAGCGTATAAATGGAAGTGTAAAGCACCAGATGTCCATATATTTGGCACATCAAAATAATTCATTGCACCTTCAACTAAAGAAGCAGCTAGTATTTTATAAGAAGCTACAATAACATTTCCTGCATCGTGAACAGTAAGAGTCCAATCAACTCCAGTTCCAGCTTCAACAACCCATACACCTATCTGTGTAGTATATTTTTTAGTTGGAGTAAAAGTCTGAATATGTGTTGCTCCTTCATTTATTGCATTTGTAAGGGCATAAGTATTAGCATAAGCACCAGCAGTATCTAAACTCTGGTCAATGTTATCTGTTGAAGTAACTGCTTGTAATACTGGTCTTATTTTTTCAGCGACTTTACCTGTGAAAGTTGTATCGGCTACGACTTCTTCTAGTTTTAGGTCATCAAACCATGCTTGATTAACTGTTCCAGCAACATTATTATATAAAGCCAATCTACCATAAACTGCATCATTATCAGACGTAAAAGTTATAGTTAAAATTGTCCAATTATTTGTAGTGGAAAGTTTTGATGTAACTACTGCTGTACCAACAACTGCTGAACTATCATATTGAATAATTCCACCAAATACTCCACTTGCACCAACTAAATTAGTTTTTGCTTTTAAAGTTAATCTATAAACAGTAGAAACTTTTAATGGTATAGCTTCTAAAGATAAAATAGGAAGTGTAACACCAGATGTATTATAAACAACTCCAGCACCAGAAGTATCTATTGCTTCAAGTTTAAGTGAAGATATACCAGTATTACAAACAACAGTATCTAATTCTGCACTCATTTGTCCGGCGTCCTCTGATAAATACCAACCAGAATTAACTCCAATTATTCCACTTGCGGTAACTGCGGTATCTTTAGTTCCAATTTCAAACCCCCCATTAAAAACACCACCCTTAGAAGCAGTTGAGATTTTAAGGTCGGTGGGAAGAGTGATGACTTGGGGAAGTGTGTTTACTGTGGCGTCTATGGTTTTGTTGGTGAAAGTAGAAACAACTGCGTCATACCAAGTTTTTAAAAATGCTTTTAAATTAGCTAGAGTAAATTTTCTGTCAAATGGATAACCTGCAGGATCAACGACAATATACATTAAATCCGTATCTAATGGTGTTGTAACTGCTGTCATTTGTACTAAGTTTAGATCTGCCATATTTTTTTTATTTTATTTATTAAATTTTTATCTCCAAACTCGTAAGATTTACTTACAAGTTCAGAAGAATAATTTAAGATGCTTTAATTTTCCATGTAATTTGTAAAGAATCTTCATTATCTACACCAATAGCGGAAAATACTTGTCTACATAGCATTGTAACTCCTGATGACGCGTTAAATAATCCACTTTCTGTAACTGCATGTGCACCAAGAACGGAAAACGAAACAACTACCTGTGCCGTATCATTCGTAACAGTTGTCGTTACTAAAGAAGTCGTACCGTTTGCACGAGAAAGGCCATCTGTTGCTAATTCTGTGGCTAGTGCCACTTGTGTAGGATCTGTTGGATTGCTCGTACCGGTCCCAACTGCGATATATGTTGCGGCCGCAGGAGAACCATATCCATTTATTCTACCTGCAATGAGTGCAAACCCACCATTCATGACAGCATTAGCTATCCTCATTTTTGAACTCCAAGAACCTAGAAAAAAAGCCAATACTGAAGATTTTAGATAAGAAAATGGAGTTAATATTTCCCTATTTATCAAGAAAGTATAAAGTGTATTCTGTTGAAATAATGGTTTTGCATTCCCAAATTTATCTCTAAGAGAATACTCAACATTATATTTTGTACTGAATTGACCTTTTGTTTCTATCTTTTTTTTCATGTTTTTAATAAAAATTAAACCTTATAAATTACTCCATTTTTTCTTTTAAAGCCTCAATGGTCGCATCTGCTTTTTTATTCAACTCAACGATAGCTTTCTGTTTCTCTTTCTCTTTCAATTCATGTTCAAATAATTCTAGATATTTTTGAACATCAGACTGTATCTGTTTGGATGCAGTATCAAGTGGGTATCCGAATTTTCTACTTTCTATTACCTTTACCTTTTTTCCATTAAATATCGCCACTTCAACGTCTATGAAAGGTACTAGAGTTGCTTGAATTACATCTTTCTTTATATTTATTATTTTTGCTGTGTACATAAAATAATATGATTTTAATAATCTTGCCCATCGTGTCCGTTATCCGGCATCGTGGCAATAGTTGATCTATCAAGATTCTGACCTTTCAAGGCATTTATTGCCAGTTGAAAATCTTTATCAACATTCATTTCACTTTCAGTAAGAGGTATAGGTTTTTCTTTTGATGTTTTATATTCAACAATGATTTTGGTTGCCCAGATTTTATGGAATTGTATCGGCATTCCGAAAGATATTGTAGATGGATTGGCCGACATATCTGTCGTTGTAGAAAGTTGTGCAGTCGTTATGTCGGCCGGAAAGATTATTGCCCTTAGTTTCAAACCGTCTGTAACGGCTGAAATTGCATCATCCGAGTAGATAATGACTTGGGAGCCGAATATATCAAATTGAGGGTCTTTTCCATGCCATTTCTCTACAATGGTGGCCTCATCTGTCGTACCCTTGTATGAATTTAGATCAAATTCGGTCAATCTTTCCCAATAAGTTCCATCTAATTTCGCTTCGAGCGTTTTCATATTGTTCAATATATCGCTTGGAAAAAGATATTTTCTCTTACCTGCTTCCAAATTTCGCAAAAATTCCATACCAAAATAGTCCTCGTTCGCCTTCGTTATTTCTTTTGCTATATCGTCTTTAATGATATTTGCATAAGTAACTATATCGGCATCAGGAAATGTCGTAGAATTTGTTTTGGTTTTTAGTCTTATATATTTTGCGAAATTTGTAAAATTCATTGTTTTATTTTTATGCTATTACAGGTGCATTTGTTAGATCTATTACGCTTCCAAGTTCAAGTGCAATCCAATCCGTACCATTCCATTCAAGTAATGCACATTCACCTGCATCATTAAATGTAAGAGTTGTAGCTGCTCCAGCAAAAGCACCTGTAACAACAGCATCACCACCTCCATCTGTTCTAAAAATTATTTTCTTTTGTTGTCTGATAGCTGTTCCTGCTGCAAGAGTAAACGCATCACCACCGGCATCTGAACTTATAAACGTTAAGAATTTTGTAATACTTATTGCTCCACCAACATTTCCAGCAATTTCTTCCTGTGCCGAAGCTGCAGGAAGAAAATCATCCATGAGAGATACAGTTGCTCCCGTCAAAGTTTCCGTCTGAGCTAGTAATGATTTATAAGAATTTGCATCAATATAAATCGTTTGAGCGGTTATAGTAACATTTGATTTGAATTTACAATTATAGAATATACTCTCTGTCAATGGAGTAATATTTATCAAATCAAATTCCGCATTTTGCGCCCTATAAATTGAAACTGTTGTAGCTGAACCATCAGCACTATTTGCAATGTGGCCGGCAGATGTAAATTCTACCCAACCGGTAGTTTCAAGTAGTACAAGACCGCCATTCAAACTTGAACCCTCGAAGAAAGCGCCAACTCTTGTATTGTGTAAATGAACAACCCAAGTGCCTTGAGTAGTAAATTTGACATTCCCCACAAGATCAATTCCTGAGAATGAAACATATGTAAGAGAATCGTTATTTCTCGTACCAGTAATGGTTCCAGTAATTCTTCCTGAATTACCTTTTTCTGCTCTAATACCATTACCACCAAAGAACTCTAATTTTGAATAATATTGGTCCGCTGTACCTCCAACCATTGTCGTATCGTATGCGATATTTCCTGATATTTCTGCGCCGTTAAGATTTATTCTCAAGTATTTTACGTTGCCTATTGTCAAGTTATCACTGTATATTCCCGGAGCAACATTAAGTATATATCTTGCTTGAAGAGCATATGTTGCCGGATCTACCGCTTGCTGAATTGTAGAATCAGCATTGATTGCCGTGATAGCCGCAAGGATAGTTTTAAATGGAGCAAAAATAGATCCAGTTGCAGTGTAACTATCAGTTCTATTTCCATCAACAAAATATTCTTTTAAGACTGTCGGATTTACATAATCAAGATGAGAAATTGTCATACCAGTAAGAGTAGGAGACTGTGCAAGTAAAGACTTGTATGAGTTTGCATCTATCGATAATGTCTTTGAAGCAACAATAGAAGTTGTACTATTGAAAGTACAATTTTTTACAGTTGGGTTTTCGTAAGGTGTAATATTGATTAAATCAAAATATGTATCCCTACAATCATATAATGACGCTCTCGTGGCGGATCCATCTTGTTTTGCGATATGAGCCAGTATTTTATTGTAACTAAAGGCTTCAATAAGTATATTACTCGATGCACCGGTAAAATACCCAGATATGAATTTTGCACTACCTGAGAAATAAGCATTTTGTAACCCAACTACGAAAGTACCATCTGTATCTGCTGTTGGAGTTCCAAATTGAACATTGTTAGAAACTTCAACACCAGTAAAGTTTACATAATGCAAACTATCGTTATTTCTAGTGAATGTCATTACGCCAGAAATCAAACCGCATCTACCACGATATGCCCTGGAAGATGGAGAACCGATAAATTCCAATTTACTGTAATAATCAGACACAGCACCACCAACCATAGTAGTTGCATTTAAGATTGTTCCTGAAATTGTTGCACCATTTAATTTGATACCAAGATATTTCATATTTCCTATCGTTAAATTGTCAGAATATATGCCAGGTGCGACTTCAATTGTGTATCTTGTGGTATCATACGCAACTTGCGTTCCTAAGGCTATTTGAGCGTTTGCAAGTATCTGAATAGCGGTAATTGCTCCTAATATTGTTTTATAAGGTGTCAATATAGAACCTGTCTCTGTATAGGTATCTGTTCTACTACCATCTACATAAAATTTATTGCTAGAATTTGCCAGAATAGTCGTAGATATTTTTCCTATTTCAATAGTTCCGTCATCATTCATATTTGAAACTATTATTGTCAATAGATCAATCAACTCCTGATGACTTAAGGCCGCCGTATCTTTTATTGTTAACATAATTTTATTTTATTTTTATAATCTTCCGACTTCATCTTTCTTCCCATAAAGGAAGAAAGTGAAGTAGGAAGTCTTACGACTATGCTCCAATAAAGCCGAATTGATTGACTAATATACTTGACATATTATTTGCATCAATATCGGTGGTACCTGGTACCCAATCCGATCCTGTACCATTAAGAACGGTACAGTATGCAACGATAAATTTGCTCTTATCGTTACCAAAAGCAACATTTATATTCTTGGTATATCCAATTTCTGCAGCTGGATAATCTGCCGATGCCAACCAAGAAAGAGTAACAATACTCGTAGTCTGATTTACAGAACCAATAAGAGTATATGTTCTAACCTTTCCAGTTAACAAGTTTCCTGCGGCAACTCCTGATGGATTTAATACTCCAACAAGTGTAGGACAGTCTGCTGCTGAAAGTGGAGTTCCAATAACTCCATTTGCTTTTGCATAGAGCGTGGCGCCTAATGCAAATGTCTTCTTACCGCTTGCGATAGCAACGGCTGGAGAAGCCATACAGCAATTTATAACGTATTGTTTATCCATAAGTGATTAAAGTTAACTAACACTAATAAACCTTTATTTATTCTGCATTCTCAGCAGATTTTTCAGGGTGAAGATCCAAACGATTTGCATTACCAGCTTCACTACTTATTCTATAAGTCTCGGCAAGCATATTTGCAATGGTTATCGGTATTTTTTGCATGATACCTTTCTTAACAGTATATTTATAACCATTTACCCAACATTCGTGGACCATTCCTGCTTTTTCTCCATCCGCGAGAGGAATCATAAACATCACTTTTTCATCTACCTCAATAGCGGCTTTTGTTTTAGCAATGTCTGATCTCAAATCCTGTAAAGAAGTATCTGTTCTAACAACCTTTTTTTCAATAGGTCTTGAAACATTTATCTCCTTATCTGCAGGATCCTTAGATTCCTCTATATCTTCGCGTGGAGTTTTGCCTTCTTTTTGGGCTTCTTCTTCCCCAGCCATCAACGGGTTTTTCTTTTTTGTTTCCTTTTTAGGTGCCATAACTTTAGTTAAAATTAAAGGGGTTTAGACTATATCAACGGACTAGGCTGATACGGCGTGTTCAATTCTTGTCAAGAAAGCGTCATTCAAGATTTTAGCTATGAATGTAATTTTCCATCCTGATGTTGCTCTCTGTTCAAGTGGATCTGCTGTACCTGCTGAACCTAATGGTTTAACAATGTTTTTTACAGCTTCTCCAGAAATTCTGGTTGTACCATAAGCATCTGAACCGAAGATAAGTGTGCAGTAAACATCAATAGCCGGTGATCCTGCACCTGAGGCAGTTTTCACTTTAGCGTTTGTCGTTTCTACAAATCTAACTTCATCATATTTACCAATTTCTCCCTCCATAACTGAATTTGTCGAAGCATATTTTTCAACTGAAACAAATCCAGTAATAGCCTTAATATCATAAGTGGTATTTGGGTGAACGATACCGATATATGATGCGTTCAAAGGTGATGTATTGTAACCAGTTGTTGCATTAACCATCTTTGTAATTCTTCTAGCTTTGTTGTTCTTCAAAACTCTAACTACTTTCTTAATGAGAGTATCGGTAATAATTTCGCCAGCCGCAACTTGACTTGTAAGCGTGTGGCCGGAACCTCCGAAATATACATTTGAACCCGCTGCCAAAATATCTCTTGTAAGTTGGTCAATAGTATCTCCCATCTGATCACCCAATATTTCTGCTGTCTCCATCAAGATTGGATCTTGTGAAGAATAATCGAGAACATCGGAAATAGTTACGTAATCACCGTACTGCAATACAGTTGCGGTAATATCTGTTACTGAAAGTTGAGAACCAACCGGTGTAATTCCTTGATTAAGAGGAGTTGTAGCGGCTGTCAAATTTCCATATCTTCTGAACTTAATAGTTGTCGTACCGGCTTTTCTTGGAATATCTCTAATTTGAGCCCATTTTGTGTGAACAAAGAGAGGGATTGCTCTCAAAAGCAATGTCCTATCATAAAAATTATTCACTTCAGCCGGAATAATTGTTGTATCTGTTGTCATAACCTTTTTTTTTATTGTTAAAAGAAACTAATAAAACTAACTAATCACGAGGTTTACTTCTGACTTGTTGCTGTTTTTCAGCAAATTCTTCTAGCGTCATATCCCAAGTTGGCTTTTCGATAACAGAACTTTCGCCACCGTCTCCACCTCCACCTTTGGATTTATCCGCTTCCTCGTCCGCCTTTTTAGACCTTGTGGCTCCGATTTTTAATAAATCGTCTCCCGCTACCTCATAGAATATTGCCTTTATAGGCATATTTGAACGAGATGGATGCTGAGCATATTTGGCGACTTTCTCAACATAAGGTTTAAAATCAGGATTTGCAGAGACAAAGGCATCAATTTCTTGTTTATCTTCGTCTGCTTGAACTTTTGAGATGAAAGGTGCAATGATTTTTTTAACGCGTTTGTCAATAATTTCGACATCCTCGTCATCAATATCTGCATCTTCATCATCCTCAATATTGTTTTTATCTTTGTTGGCATCTTTTTCTGCCTTGCGATTATGGCGTTCATTGATAAAATCAATATTTCGTTTACGAGTTGTTGGTTCCTCGTCTGTTTTTGGGGCTGGTTTTT